CAAAGCCGGGCGCCTGGGGGTGAGCGCGAGCGGAGCCGGTGCCGGTGGTGGGGGGGGGATCGTGGTAAACGTGGTCAACAATTCCGAAAACAGCCCGAGCAATGACGCCCGGCTGGCCCGCGCAATCGGCCAGCAAGTGCGCGCGGCTTGGAATGCCGAGGCCCGGCGCCAAATGCAAGCCGGCGGCACGCTGAACCCAATTGGAAGCAACGTATGAGTACCCCACTGGTCTTTGCGCCCCCCAAAGCGCCCAGCGAGTCCACCGCGACCACCCGCGCCCCGGCGGTTTTGCTCGCCCAGTACGGGGACGGGTACGAGCAAAGAATGGCCAACGGAATCAATCCGCGCCGGCTCGAGGCAACGGTAGTGTGGTCAGCCTTGACGGCAGCCGATGCGCTGATCATTTCCAATGTCTTCGAGGGCCTGGGGGGGGTTTTGCCTTTTACCTACGCTCTGCCACCCGACGCGACAGTTCGACGTTGGCTTTGCGAGTCTTGGACCCAGACCGCAATTGATCGTTACGCCGCGACGATTACAGCCGAGTGGCGGGAAGTGTTCGACCTATGACCCTACTGGCCGCAGCTCCCGGCGCACGGGTGGAACTATTCGAGATTGACCTAGCGCCGTTCTGGACCGCATTCACCCCGGCGGCTTCCACTACTCTCTCGCAAACGCGCCCCGGGCCGCCGACGCTCCAAGACACGGCCGATATTCCGAGCGGCCAGGGAGTAAATTTCCCCGCCACCAGTACCGTAAATTTCACGCTGGACACTGGGGTTATATTTTCCACAACAGTTGTTTCGGTGGCTCTCGGCGGGTTTGACACGCTCACACTCGCCGCGACCTTCCCAGGGGCGGCCACGTCTGGAAACCTAGTCACCGGCGGACAAATGGCGCCGCGAATCAGAATCACCCCGGCCACCGAAAACGGCGCGGAGATTTCTCGAGGTGGCGCGATTTTTACGGCTTGCCCAGTGGCCGCCGAGGGTTTCGAGCGGGGCGGCACCGGGGCGCTACCCACCCCAACGCTTACAGTGGCGAACGTGGGCCAGATTCTAGGCCCTTGGGTCGAGGGTGCCCAGGATCTAATCGGGGCCGAGGTGACGCGGACGGTGGTGCTAGCCGACTGGCTGGACGGGAACCCCGGAGCCGACCCGGCCGCCGCAATTACGGTTGACACTTTCGTAATCGCTCAAAAAAGCGTACAGGATCAGACTAAAGTGGCGTTTGTTTTGCGTTCGCCGCTGGACGTGCGCCGCAAAATCCCTTTCCGAAAAGCCGCGACCATTTGCGGGCATACCTACCGGACCTGGGACCAGTCGATTGTCGATTTTGTTTATGGGACTTGTCCCTACGGAAACACCGGAACAATCGAATCGACCTATACCTATTACAACGTCGCGACCGGCGCGCCCCCGATCCCAGTGACCGACCCGGGTGACGTATGCAGTAAAACGTGGAAAGGGTGTAAGGTTCGTTTCGGCGCCCGCGCTCTACCGTTCAAAGGATTTCCGAGCCTATGAGTACCCCGGAATCATTGCCCCCAGCCATTGGCGATGCAGTGGAGCGGTTTGCTTCGCAATGCAAACCCTCCGACACTGAGGAGCGGGTAGCCGTGGTCACCGATGCCGGCGAATTGATTGTCCTCGAGAACGTCCACCCGCGCCCCGAAGAAAATTTTAGGGTCGACGATACGGCCTGGATTCGGGCAATTGAATCGGCCGCGCTCGTGGCGCATTCTCACCCGGCCCACCGGCCGGCGAGCTGGACCCCGAGCGTTTCCGATCAGCGGTCCCAAATTGCTCAGGGGAAACCGTGGGCGATTGTGCCACCGGATGGGGTGCCTTTTGTTTTCGGTCAATCCGATCCGGCCCGGCCCCTAATCGGCCGAGGCTTTCGGTTTGGGGTGGACGATTGCTATGGACTCTTTCGAGATGCGTGGACCCGCTGGGCGGGCCTCGAGCTGCCCAATTTCGCCCGCCGGTGGCAATGGTGGAAAGACGCCGAGCCACTTTTCGAGCGGGGGATTCACCGCGCCGGCTTCGCCGCGATCCCGGCCGCCGAAATGCAGCGCGGCGACGGGGTGCTATTTAAAATCCGATCCGAGGTTTTTAACCACATCGGTTTTGTAGAGAGTCCCGAGAAAATGCTCCACCACCCCGGCCCGGCGCGGCCGTTTAATCTTTCGCACCTGAGCCGGCGGGAATCCCTGGAGCGTTGGCTAGAATTGCCGCATCAATTTGTCCGAGGCCCCGCATGAGCGAAACCCGAAAAATCCATCTCGGCCCGGGCACCCCGCTCTCGAACCACTGCGGAGCCGAAATGTTGCGCCTGGACGTGGCCACCCCGGCCGAGGCCCTGCGCGCGATCATGCTCGAGCATCCCGGCGCGCGGGCAATTATCGAGGCCGGCCAGTGGATGATCCGCGACGGGGACCACCTGGCCGGAGGGGAGTGGGATTTAACCGCTCAGCGCGGCCGGTCTGACATTTACATTCTGCCCGCCGGCGAGGGATCCGGCGAGGGACTCGGTAAAATCTTTGCGGGCATCGGCCTAGCCATTTTCGGGATACTGACCGGCGGAACCGCATTTGCGGCTTTTCCTTCAATTGCACTTTCGACCACCGGCTATGTGGGTCTGGGCGCGGCCCTGGCGCTAAACGGTTTGTCTCGAGTTCTTTCGCCGACCCCCAACGCCGACGCGATGGAATTGGAGGGCGCGGCCGAGCGGCAGAGCGGCCTATTTTCGCATCCCTCAACGTTGACCCAGCCCGGGGAGCCGGTGCCTATTATTTACGGCCACCCGCGAACCGGCGGCCTGCGGGTCAGCAATGAGCAGCGCCATCAATACAATGCGGCGCCGGATGGCACTTCGCACTCCGATCTAAGAATTTTCTCGACCGAATACGCCCGCACCATCGACGTGGTTTCGGAGGGGATTATTGAGGGGATCGATGGAGAGGCGGTTTTTGCTCAGGGCGACCCTCTTTCGACTGAGCCGAGCCTAAAACTCGAACTACTGACCGGGACCGCTGGCCAGTCGGCGATTGCCGGCATTGCCCGCACTCGCCAGTTTGTGGCCGACCTGCCCCAAAACGGCGTAGTCGAAATTTACGCCACCGACGACCGCACCGAAGAAATGCAAATTTCGCTCTACTGGCCGGCGCTATTTCTTGGCGGCGCCGCAAACCTATCGCCCGCGACGGTCGAGGTGGAATTTCTACTCAACGGCTCCGCCTACACTGGCCCGAGCCGAGTAACGACCTGGCTGGCGGGTGGTGGTTCTTTGCCCGGCTATGGGGATTTTGTTTACTACCGGAGCGCAGCTTCACCCGTAACCGTATACCGGTTCGGTCCCTACACGGCGCTAAGTAGCACACAAGGGTTCAGGCTCCGTTTCAAGGTCGTGATTTTCTGGGACAATTCGGGCGGCGGCACCTATCCCTACCCGAACGAAGCGCAAGAGTTCGTTTTGTCTTGGCGGCTTTATGACGCATTCGGAACCCCTTTGGCGTGGCAGTCAAAAAATTTCTTTGTCGAAAAAGACCGGACGGTCGGCACCGATGATGTGGGCGTTTCGGCCTGGCTCGAGCTGTCGGAAACCGAGTTGGACTCCGGAAACCTTCAAGGGTTCGACATAAAAATAGACTCGCTGAGCGCGCTCGTTTTGCCACTCCATACAGCAGTTTTTCGGTACGGCGCCGAAGAATCGCCCTTTGACTACGGCACCGCGCAGCTCTGGCAGGGATCGACGGTCGGCTACGCCTACGTTCGGGGAATTGCCACGTCTGGATTCTATCTGGACGTGACAGTGCCGGTGGACGGGACCGCCACAAAGGTGGAAATAACGAGAATTACCGCCGACCAGGCCAGCGATTCGCTCAACAAAGACGCGGTAAAAATCGTCAATATTCAAGAGCGATCATTTGTCGAAAATACGCTCGAGTTCCCCGATTCAGCCGTGGCAATCGTTTCTGGCTCGAGCGGTTTGTTTTCTGGTTCGATGGGATCGCTGGTCTATGAATTGAAGGGCGTGAAAATCGAATTGCCCACAGGCTACGATCCGGTGGCCGGCAGTTTTACTAGTCCCTGGGCCGGCACATTCCAAGCCACAAAACTCTACAGCTCAGACCCGGCGTGGATTTTGTGGGATTTGCTGATTAATGATCGGTACGGATGCGGCATTGCAGCCGACCGGATTGATAAGTGGTCATTCGCTGCGGCCAGCCGGCGCAATTTGACGCTGGTGCCCGATCTAGTCACGAGCGGAACGAACGAACGCCGCTACGAGTGGCACGGGTCGATTACATCCGCCGGCGACGGTTTCAAAGTCGCTAGCCAAGTGGCAGCGGCAATGGACGCGCAGCTTTGGGTATCGACCGAGGGCTTAATCTATCTGGGCCAGGACGCACCCCAAACCGAAATTTCGCGACTAATCACCCAGGCCAACGTGATCGACGGTTTGTTTACTTATGAAGGCACTGCCGTAGACGCGCGCCGAAACGTGGCCACCACCACCTACCGAAACGCCCGGAAATTTCACAACCCGGACACAGCTCGAGAAGAGCGGCCGTTTGCGGTGGACCGCTACGGCGAAAACCCCATCGAGACAGATTTGCCGGGCGTCACGTCGACCGGCCAGGCGATCCGCGCCGCGCGCAGAATTGTAATCACCGATGAGGTGGAAAATCAGACTGTCCGTTTTCAAATCGGCCTCGAAAATTCGGGAATTCAGCCGGGCGACCTAATTGAAATTGCCGATGCCAGCCGCGCCCAGCAGCAGACCGGCGCCCGGATTGCTTCCAGCTTTCACGTTTTTGGGACTCTCACACTGTATTTAGCGCCGGGATCAAATCTCAGTGGTGGGGTGGCCGGCGTTTCGCGAGTTCGCTGGATTACGACTGCCGGAGTGGTGGCGGACGGTAATTTTGTCGGTTCTGGGCCGGCCCCTGAGTTCATACAAGTAAACGGATCCGCCGAGGTAGCCTCACCAATCACCCAAGGTGCGCCCGTGATTCTTTCCACCGCGACCCCGGAAACGTGGCGAGTTCTTGAAGTGACTGATGATGCGGACGGTCTATATACGGTTCTCGCGGTGCAACATGACGCGACAAAG